GCTCAATTAAAAATGGGTCTTGCCAGTTAAATTGAACTTTTGCTTTTTTTGTTGTCACCATGTGATTCATCGCATCCTCTGCTTGATTTGATCTTCTTTATTTAACTCGATGTTATGCGTGAAAAATGCAGTAATCAAACGATAAATGTTCATGCAGATATGCAACTTATGCATATTTAAAATAAGATGCATTAAATTTAACTATTTAATTCGTTGTATTTCATTAAAAATGGCTTATTTTTATACTAAACTCTGCTCTCTGCATTTAGGTCATATGCTGTTTTGAAATATGACGACAAATAAAAGGATTTATTTATGCGAAGAAGTATCCCATCCATTCAGGGCCTGATTTGCTTTGAAAGTGCAGCAAAACATCTAAGTTATACCTATGCTGCCCAAGAGTTATGTATTACCCAAAGTGCAGTCTCGCGCCAAATTCAGCAGTTAGAAGATTTCTTGGGCGTTGAACTCTTTATACGTACTCGGCATGGTGTTGAACTCACCATTGCAGGTCAGCAGTATTTTAAAAGCATTAAACCTTACTTGTTAGGACTAGAGAAATGTACAGCCGATGTGATTTCTCATAAAGGTTTAGGTGGCACACTAAAGTTAGGTGTAGTACCTACCTTTGCAACGCGCTGGTTGTTACCCAAGCTCCATCTTTTAAATCAAAAACACCCTGAAATTACGGTTCACTTAGAAACCAGTACCAAACCCTTTTTATTTAATGACAATATTTTTGACGCTGCTATTTTTGCAGGTACGCAGCAGCAAATTGATCACTGGCCCGGCATACAAGCACATTATTTAATGGATGAAGAAATTGTACCCGTGTGCTCGCCGAGACTCATCGAAAAGTATTTTCCAGATGCAGTCATGATCAATGAAAATACCTATGATTTAAGCTCTGAAGATTTACTGAAAATCCCCCTACTTCAACAAACCACTCGGCCTAGCATTTGGCAAGAATGGTTTCTAACCCATCAGATGCAACACCCGAAGCCTTTTGATGGACAACGCCATGAGTTATTTTCAATGCTTGCGGTTGCTGCCAGTCATAACATGGGAATGGCTCTAATTCCGCAAATGTTGATTGAGTCTGAACTACAAAAAAAGGAACTGGTGATTGTTTCCAATAAAAAATTAAAAGGTAGCCGAAAGTATTACCTTATTCATTCGAGCCAAGACATCTCACCGACTATTCAAAAATTTGTTGAGTGGATTTACCAAGAACTAGAACAACTAAAGACCAATACGCATTAGCTCAGCAGCTTTGATTTGTGCCACATATTGCGATCTATAAAAATAAAAAAAGATTGTGATTAGTGAGATCACAACCTTTTTAGTTGAGCATAAATGACTTTGAAATTAATGACTCATTAATTGAATATCTGAACCGCTACGTTTCGGGTCAATCAAGATTTTAGCATGCTGTTCAGGATCACGTAACGCTTCAAATGCATTAGTTACACCTTCTAGGCCAACAACACCCGTAATCAGTGGTGAACAGTTCACTTTCCCTTCTGCAATCATGTGTAGCGCATCTCTAAACTCAAGCGGTGTATAGCCCAACACAAACTGAATTTCTAACTCTTTATTAATCGCAAGTGCTGGTTCGATTTTGTCACTTTGCATGCAGACACCCACCCCAACAATTCGGGAAAACAAAGGTGCACCTTCAATAATTTGCTGCAAGACACCCGGTACGCCCACACACTCAAAAATAACAGGACGTTTTGGCAGAGCACCTAATTTATCAATCATGCGCCATCCATGCCACCACGGTAAGCGAGTTGCTTGCAACTTATCAAACAGCCCCATGCCCATATTAATCGCATCTGATACATTGCCAAGTAAACCAAACTCTTTCCAGTTAGCAAATGGCGATGTCTCTTTAGGGTCTACCACAATATCTGCACCGCATTGCTCGGCAAGCTTACGACGGTTTGGAGAAAAGTCACTGGCAACTACAGTTTTAACCCCAGCTGCTTTAAGCATTAATATGACACCTAGCCCAACGGGACCACAGCCAATCACAATCGCAGGTTCACTAGTTTTTACACGGCTACGGCGAACAGCATGCAATGCAACCGCCATAGGTTCAGTCATGGCAGCACTATCTGCATCTAGACCATTCGGTACTTCAAACATCAAGCTCGATTGAGCCAATACTTGCTCGGCATAGCCACCCGAAGCATTTGGAGAAAGCCCTGTAGATAAATAACCATGCTGATCTACATTTAAAAGCGGCATTGCACAGACAAGTGTATCGGCTTTAAATTTATGACGTGTTTTTGGGCCGTAGTCTAAAACCTTGCCGCAGAATTCATGTCCTAGTACAAACGGGTCTGTGGACTTCGCTAAACCATTAAACCCGACACGTACAGCCAAATCATGCATGTGGTCGCAGTGGTGCTGCATATGTAAATCTGAACCGCAGATTCCACATCGCACCACTTCCAATAAAACTTGCCCTTTTGCAGGCGTTAATTTCGGTTGGTCCACCACTTGTAGTTTTGCTTGATGACAAAGTACCGACTTCATTTGAGCGCTTCCTATTTCTTCTTTTTCATTTACTTGCCAGAAATAGATTTCTACAGATAAATTAATCGCTTTATCAGTTTGGTCTTTAGCAAGCCTTTATTCATCTTTACAAGTAAAAGGCAAAATACCAATGACTATTCTTCAGCCAATCCACTCTTGAAGAGTCAACTAAACAGGCTCAGCGAAATTAAAAACAATAAAAATCTTGGTGCTCGTATCTTACACAGACTGAGTTATCTTCTTAGGCCAGAACAATGTCATCAAAATTAAAACTTATACAAATATAGTAAGTTCAAAAAACTCAACTCAACGCTTTTCACAAAAACATAGCAAATCCAAACTTTTATCAGCAGTTCTAAACAGGCATGATGAATTAATGCAAACAGAAAAGAAGAAATCTATGATTACAAAAACGCTTCCGCTTACAGATATACACCGCCATCTTGATGGCAACATCCGCATTCAAACCATTTTAGAATTGGGGCAACAATACAATTTAGATTTACCTGCCTACGACATTGAAACGTTACGCCCGCATGTACAAGTAATGGATAACCAACCAGACTTATTAAGTTTTTTATCAAAGCTCGATTGGGGTGTAAAAGTATTAGCAAGTTTAGATGCCTGCAAACGTGTTGCATTTGAAAACATGCAAGATGCAGCACAACAAGGGCTAGACTATGTAGAGCTGCGTTTTTCACCGGGTTATATGGGAATGTCACATCAACTTCCCCTTGAAGGTGTGGTTGAAGCTGTGATTGCTGGTGTGAAAGAAGGCAGTCAGGTGTACGGAGTAAAAGCGAATTTAATTGGCATTATGAGCCGTACTTTTGGTCAAGAAGCCTGTGAAAAAGAACTAAATGCCCTACTCGCCCATAAAAATGATATTAAAGCATTGGATCTTGCTGGAGATGAGCTTGGTTTTCCAGGCAATTTATTTATTGATCACTTTAAAAAAGCGCGTAATGCAGGTTGGCACATTACGGTACATGCAGGTGAAGCTGCCGGTCCCGAAAGTATTTGGCAAGCCATTGAAGAATTAGGCGCCGAACGAATTGGACATGGTGTTAAAGCAGTTCAAGATTTAAAACTTTTAGATTATTTGGCAAAACACCAGATTGGTATTGAATCTTGCCTCACCTCAAATATTCAAACCAACACAGTACCGTCTTTAGCAGAACACCCATTAAAGACTTTTTTAGAACATGGTGTGCTTGCCACCATTAATACAGATGACCCAGCGGTAGAAGGCATTGAGATACAACATGAATATTTAACTGCCGCCCCATTAGCAGGTTTAAACCATGAGCAAATTTATACAGCTCAAGAAAATGGACTTAAAATCGCATTTTTATCAGATAAAGAAAAAGATGAGTTAAGGCAGAAATATCAATAACAGAGCTTATATAAATAAGTTCAAATATTGGAGTGTGTATGAATTAAAATTTAAATATATAAAAACAAAAAAATTCCTTCTATCTGTAAGACTAGAAGAAATTCTTTTCAATATTTGAGATATTTTCAAAGCTTGGATGCTTTTAAATATGGTCGGAGCAGTAGGATTCGAACCTACGACCCCCTGGTCCCAAACCAGGTGCACTACCAGGCTGTGCTATGCTCCGAAATTGGGGTGAATGACGGGATTCGAACCCACCACAATTAGGCACATAGTTATATATAAATCAGATATTTAGACTTAAATAAAACTTTTAAAATACTAAATATGGGAATTTAAGGTCTTTTATACACGTTAATGGCCAAGCTTTGATTGTTATTTATGGCCACTTTTTGAAACGTGCTGAATCAATGGCTTAACCTTTATTGGCAGCTCTATACGTTTTGAGGTAATGGAGTAATAAATAAAAAAAGTGCCTAGAGTAATAGGCACTTATAAAAGGTTTTGAATGTAAGGTTTCGAGTAATTTGAAGTAAATAGAATTACATCGTGATGTAGTTGTTTAGCTTGGTAATGTAGTCAGGCAGATCCTCTGCAATAAGTTTGCCGTAATGTTTATAAATCATAGAAGTATCACTATGGCCAAGCTGCTCGGCGATCCATTCTGGTGGGACTTGGCCAGACGTTAGAAGTTGGCTGGCAAAAGTATGTCGACCTTGGTTAATTCCACGCTTCCGAACCTTTGCTTTATTTAAATGCTTATTCCAACGATAACGTAATTCGTGGTATTCAAAGTGATTTGACCGTTCGTGATTAATCCAGACAAACCGAACTTTCTCGACTCTCCTGGTCTTATTATCTCGTTGCAGTACTTCAATTGTTTTTGCTCGAGCATTACCTGTGATTTGATATTGTTTTTTGAGAGCCGTAATTGCTGGTTCAAGAAGTTTGATTTTCCGCTTTCTGCGTCGATTCTTAGTTACCCGATAAATTCCCCGGACATAAGATCTAGAAATTTGAATAGTACCCTTCTCTAAGTCAATATCTTCCCAGGCGATCGGGATCTGCTCCGACATCGAAAGGCCAGTCCAGAATAGACAAGGCAACAAGTTTTGAATATCGAGATCAGTTTCAGTGTTTAAGATCATTGCAATTTCGACTTTGCTAAACGGATCTGGCTCTGGCGTATCAACTTGATGAATTACAATGTTTTCAAACGGGTTGTAAGGCATTTGTCTTTCATCGCGCCATATCGCATGGATCTGAGAAAAACGAGTAATAATTTCCCGTACGGTCTTATTGTTTAGACTATCTTTTAGCTGCTCAATCCACTTTTTAAGCATGTTCGTATTTATATCTTTTGGGTTAATTTGGCCCCATTTTGGAATGATATGATTGTAAACATGGCCCTTATAAGAATCGTAAGTACTCGGTGCAACCTCTTTAATAGTTTGGCTCAAATATAGCTGGGCATAGTAAGTAACCTGATTCTTTTGTAAATGTTTTGAGTTTGGAAAATGTTTGGCCAAGCTGAATTGCTCCAGCTGTATTTCTAATTTTATTAAATTGGCCAGTTTCTCTGCTCTATCTTGATTCTCAGGAGTAAAGGCCCAGTCTAATGTTTCTTTAATGGCTGGTTCAGTTGCGATCGGACGCATCCAAATTCGCATCGATTTTCCACGGATTTCGAGTCCTGCAGACATAAGTAGACCTACATTTAAGTATCTTAAATAATTACAAATATTTTAAAGGAATGCGCCTCCGGTCGGAGGCGCATAAGAGGTGTGCAATTAAAGGAACGGCAGTCCGTCTTCTTCCTCTATACTCTTTAGTTTCCCCAAATCAAAGTACTCTTCAGCATCCCATTCGATTTCCTTATCAAGTCTATTTGGGTGAATTTCTCCCCAAATTTGAATAGATGGCTCACCACCAATATTAGAAAATTGATTTTGAGTAAATTGGAGTGCAGCAGCTTCATCAATTGCCGTAACTACAACATTAAAATCTGTTTTTATCTTCATTTTAAAATGCGGCATGGTTTAGCTCCTGAAGAAGGACAACATTGCAACAAACTGAAATGAAGAGCATGAAGCCTAAACATAGGTAAATTTCTTTCATTAGTATTCTCCAAAAAACAGAATTGAAGTGCTAACCAAAATTGAGAAAAACAGGTTGAAGAACAATGCATTTTTAAGATTGAACTGCATGCTTTTTACCTCTTTGGCTTTGTATATCAAGTTCGCATCGACATTGACCAATTCGAAAATAATCAATTGGTCCTGGTGCTTCCTTCGGAGTCATTTCATATCGGTATAGAACATAGATTCGTACACGGGTTTTGACAGTGATTTGATCGCCATTAATCTCTGTAATTCGCCCATTGTGGGCTTTTTGACTAACTTCAATTTTTCCCTGATAAGCACCTTCTCTTTTTTGGATCATGAAGTTGACTTCATCACCTACTTTGTAAGCGTTAAAGTCAGGAAGGATAAGACCGCCACATTTGCAATGATATTTAGGCATTTGCTTCATCCTCCCATTCAAAATCTTCGCCAAGCTGCTCGCTGTTATCTGTATCAATAAGAATGATTGAGATAATTTCGTATTCTTCTAACCTTTTAACAGTTGCCATCTTTTCAACTGCATCTTGAAAATTTTCGAACTTACCAATCAAAGTTCTGATTTCTGAAACAGCACATGCCCCAAGCAATGAAGCTGCTTTTTGTTGAATTGGGCTATTTGATAAATCTTTACGAATCCGTACCTGATATTTTTTAGTAGACATGATTACCACCCCAATCCTTGCTCTATACGAGCTTTTTTTTCTTCTTCAGCATGGATCATTTCAGATAACTTAATTCCTTGATCTGCTGCATCTTTCATGGAGGTTGCAAAAATCCATTGGCAACGGTACCGCCCACCAAGTGAATTAGAGAGGTATCTACCCTCTTTGTTAAACTTAAAATTAAAGGGTATCGCAATATGAATACTTATTAGAAATTCAAAATTGGGATGATGACGAATCAGATGAGTGGCGTGTTCTTCATTCCATTCACGGTCTGAATATTGATTTACGCTATCTATAAATTCTTTAAGTTGAGGATATTGCTCAACTAGATCTTCAGCGTTTTTAGAATCCATATCTCCTAAAAACTCTTCAAACCCTTCAGGAACTGATTGACCTACTGTTAACGTTGGAACATGCAGAATCGTATGAAATTCCACATTGTTATTGAACATTTCTTCTGCCAAAGCAAAAGGGAAAGAAGCAGGAGTTTCCGCTTGTGTGATTTCTACGTTAGAATCCTTTTGCATAATTGCTCTCCGGTGATTGTGTGGCACATACAGAAGTTGCCGCTTCTGTATGTGTGTTAAAAATTGGGATTAATCCCGTTGTGATGTTTGTTTTTCGAAGATCCAACACCGTTTTGTTGAATTGGTAATTTTGCTTTGTATGGCTTTGTTTGCTTCAATGAAGCGGTAATGAAGGCTATGACGAAGCGCATTCTGAAGCTCATTTACGTCGGGTAATGCATATCGATAATCCGCTGCGACCTTATATAAATGGGCAAAATTGATTGCCATAATGTCTGTCTTAGCAGAGTGGTTTACGACCGTATCGTGGTTTTCCATTTTTCTAATTGAATCTTCCATTTCTTCGATCGTATTCCAGAAGTTCTGAACAATGACTGGATCTGATTTGAGGACCTTGTCACGGCTCTGAGCCATCTTGATAAATTCTTCATTCACTTGTTTTTGTACTTGTGCCGGCACTTCAATCACATGGCGACACATCGCATCAAATAGAGACATAAGCTGCGCGTGGTTATGAACAATACGAGAGCTTTGAATGTTGTATTGTTCCTGGTGCAGCATCGCATCATATTTTTCATAGCCAATATTGAAGGCTTCTAAAATGTCTTTTTCTTTGCTTAAACATTGCAAAAGAAATTGGCTAACATTCTCAGGTTCATATTTTGATAAGTTACGTGATGCAAATAGACTCGATTTACTAAGTTGGTCTTTATAAAAATGAACGTGGACAATACGGCCCATAATTGCTTCAGATGCTAGTACTTCCGCATTTTGACTAATAATTAATGTGCCCATAAATAGTGGTTCGTATGTTGTATTACCACCAGATTTCACACCCATTGCACCTAGTGACCCACCGTCATACATGGTTTTGCACATATCCCAGTTGAATTGCTTAGATGAATTTTCACCTTGGCGATCTGACTCAATAAATACAACTGGAAGGTTAGATACTTGGCGTAAAGTACGTATTAATCCTGCTTTCGATGTTTTTGTAGGATCCAGACCTTCATAGTTCACACGGCCAAGTAATTTCCATAAGAAAGTAATTAAAGTTGATTTACCAGTTCCTGGTTCACCTACTAGTTCGACGAATGGAAATGACTTATGTGTTTTGCGGATCTGCTGAGCATATAGAGAGCCAAAAAAAGCTGTTAAACCGATCAAGCCTTTAACGCCATAAGCATCAATGAAGTCTGTAACCCAGCGCGATTGATACTCCTCTTGGCTCTTGTTTATTTCCAACGAAAATGGAGCATTACACTTCAGGTTTATATGGCGTGGAAGCTCAAAATAATCTTCTTTATTGATCATGTATTGCTTACCAGCTTGATAAGCCAAATCACCTAAAACATAGGTTTTTTGCTCTAAGTGATAACCGACATAATCAATTAGCTGAACCCGTTTAATATCCTTGAGCTCACGTTTTAGAAATGTGAGCAGCTGCTTACTATTCCCTTCGTAAAAAACACCTGGTGCAACATGTAGAAGTCGTTTGCCAAACTCTGGAGCTGAAGAAATGTGGGAAGGACTAAATGTATTTTTAATCGTCTTCGCGCCACGTGGAAAATCTATCTGAAAGTAATAATCTGCTTCATCAACTTCTTTCTGGTATTGGTAGTAAAGGCCGTGTGGACGGCATTCCATCATAATTTCTACATCTGCAGCATGTTGAATGGCTGCGTCGCGTCGATCTGCTATAGCTTTGTCTTTTTCTTCTTGTGCCCAGTCATCATTATCATCCGACTCAAAATCGATGCCTTTCATATATTCATCATATTTATCCATATTCAACTTGAACCAATAAACGCAGTTATTGAAATCGAAAGGAAATGACTTAGTACCATAACGCTTGTAGATAAGTATGCCTTTATCCACAGGTTTATCGGCGATCAATAAAGAACCGTAATATTTATAGGTTTCTATATCTGAGAACTTGAGACGATCTTGTTTATAAAGGTCATTCCAGTCCGTTTTTTTACGCCCACCAGGAGGAAGAGCAGCTTCAGATTCGAAGCCTAGTTCTTCAGCTAAAGCTATATTTTTTCTTATACCTTCATGGCCAGCATTATCGTTGTCGTATGCCCACACTAACTTTGGTAAAGAAAGCTCTTGTTCGGCACATTTCATTGCAATGTGATTGAGTAATATTTTAGGGAAATTGCCAGCTGATAATGCTGAAAAACTGGTAATACCTGATAACCAAAGAGCGATCGTGTCGAAGATCCCTTCAGTGATCCAGATCTCTTTAGACTCGATATAATTTGTGTTTGGAGTCATCCAAGCGTGGCCAGCTGAAGACCAATCTTCTTTAAAAGTAGTTTTAGGCAATACACCTTGTTCATCTAGAACGCGCTGCCACCACCCTGTGTTCTCTTTGTCATCGGTAATTGGGAATCTTAACGTAACAGAAGTGGTTTTCTTTGGTTTATAACGTGTGATGCTTTCTTGCGTGTATAGCCCTTTAAGTTTCTCTAATGGAAAGCCACGCCCTTCAAGCAAATAAGCATTTACAGTTTTATTTGGATCTTCAGGAGTTGGTTCAAATCGTTTTTCCCATTTTTCAAATAACTCAGGGAATAAATCACGAATGTGGTTTTCGTTACCACATTCGTTTTTACGTGGGCAGAAAACCACCCACGGTTCCTCAGGATATACCCAAGCTGATGCTTCCTTATGGTTACAGTCAGGGCATCTACCACGCAATTTATTGTTGCCTTTTACTTTGAAGCCGTAGACATCTTGCAACTTCTCTACTACTAAAGCTTTGGTTTCTGGAAACATCATTTTCAATAAACTGCCTTAAAATAAATGCCGATTTTTCTTTCTAAGTTCCTGCCCTGCTAATTTTCCAAGTAGTTCTTGGATCCTTTGTCTGGCAAGGTACTCAATGGTTTCTTCAATAGTTTCATGACCTAAAGATTTTTGTACTTCCTGTACAATTTCCTTCTCTTTATCCGTAAGAGCTATTTCCTGAGTTGGCATCAATTCAGCTCCTTGAAAGGTGATCTGATGCGCCTTTGTTTAAGTAGTTCTCTAAGCTAAAGTTATCTTGAATGTCTTCTGCGATTAGCAAAGCTAAAGCTTGTTTCATAACAAGCTGACGCATGATTACACCAGGATTAACACCTGTAAGCCGTGAAACAACTTTAAAAAGATCAGACTCATCATCTGTTAGGTTGACGTTGTAACGGTTATCCCGCTTTTGGTTCATACGACTCATGGGTTTTTAATCCTCTTTAGTTGAAGTTAGCTCTTTAGTTGACGTTAGTTTTTTACCTTGGAAGTAATTTTGGGCAATGATGCTGGAACGGCTCATTCCAGTTTCTTCAGCAGTTTTGTCGAGTGCTTCTACTTCTTCTTTGGGGAGATAGATCATGCACGGGACTCGTCCACCAGTGATCTTTTTAGACCGTGAACGATTAGAAGGTGAAGTTTCTGTACTCATACAGTATCCTACGGTTATAGTGATGTGCTACGAATCACTATAGCATAAATATTTAGTCTTTCAATAAGTATCGGTGAAATATATGTCCGAAAATTTGGCTGTAGAGATTACACAAAGGTTCACAGAAGAACTGGAACGCAAGAGTTTGAAAGCAAAACCGCTTTCTAGAAGCATTGATGCGCATGAAAATACGTTAGGTAACTATGTTCGCAACAAAGTTCCTGATCAGTGGGTTTACCTTGCAAAACTACAAAAACAAGGCATTGATATTCGTTATGTGCTGTTAGGAATTGATCCTGACTTTAGCGGCCTTACGAGTGAAGAAAGTTTGTTATTAAAAGCGTATAGACAGCTCAGTACTGAAGCTCAAGAAGCATTACTTGGGTTAAGTAAAGTGATGGCAAAGGAAGATGAAAGCAAATAAAGGTCGATTTAAATAATCTTCCCTAATGAAATTGGTGAAAGAAAAATGATCAAAAAAATATTTTTACTAGATAAAAATGTTGTTGCTTTACTAGATATAAATAATTCTAGAATGAAATTTAAGCCAGAAATTGAAATGCTTCAATTTATTAGAAGGCATGATAAAAAAAATTATGCCTTTAGCGCTGCACCTTCAATACTTGAAGGTAGAATAAGAAGACGAGAAAACGATTTAGAAATAAAAAAAACGATAGAAATAGAAAATCGAATAATTCAAAATTTTTTCAAAAAAGCGCATACTGACGTTCATCTTTGGAATGATGAATCATTGAATTTATCAGTTATTTTTAGTAGTACTCAAATGCAAGCTAATGATATGCAATTTAAAGAGCTACTTGAAATATATTATAAATTATTTATTGATTACCAAATTAAAGGTTCTATACCACAGTCGTCCATGAGAGAGTTTGCTTTTAAAATTTTAACGGCTTGTGAAACATTAGGCTTATCCAGAAAGCACCCTGTAATATTATTAATAATTATAGATATTTTTCAAAAATGGGATAATAATGAAGCAGATAACCCTTGTAATATCTTAAGACCTAAGAAGAAGTTTAAATCTTTAAATGATAAAATTCATAATGTATATTCTGACTTAAGTATTCCTCTTCTTCTAAGTCATACAAATTTTATAGCTGAAGAGACACCTATTCAATTTCTTACTTGTGATGGTCCACTTAAAAGTTATATACAGCTTTTTGAGCTTAAACAAATTCAAAGTCCAACATTGACACTTAATAATCAATTAGAATTTAAATTTAAGTTATATATTAATTCTCACACCATAAATGAATTTATATTAGAGCTATTTGAAAAATATGATCAAGAAAAAATAATTCATATTATTAACTATTCATGAATAAGAAATAAAAAAGCCCACTGTAAAGGTGGGCTTTTTTTATTATTCCTCTATTTCTTGCTGGACTATTTGCAACCTATGCTCTAAGTCTATTAATTTATAAATCAGATCATTTCTTTTATAAATTACATCTCTGTTTTCAGATCCTACTTCTAGTGAAGTGCGCCAGATGCGTAAAGAACTTAAAACCATGTCTAAGTTTAATTCTGCATCTTTATCTAAAAGTTCCATATTTACCCCGTTAGCAATTTGATTTAATTGAAATTGCCAAACCCGTACCTCAGTGTTGTTCCAGATCGGGCTAATAATGGTATGTTCTCCATTAAACTTAGGATAAATAAGATCTTTTAGCGACGAATTTAATAACTTTATATCAATTTTTTTTAATGAATGATCAGTTTTTGATAACTCTTCAATCAAATCATTAATTTGATCGGGGCAAATTGATAAGAATCCATTATCAGTCTGGTGGTTAAAAAGAATTTGACTCCTGGTCACACTATCTATGAGCAAAAATAATTGTTCGCAGAGTAAACGGCTTTTTTCATTGGTTGCCTGAACCCGAGGCGCAATAGGCACATAGGGAATAATATTGTCATTGATTTGCATGAGATTACTTCCCTAAAAAAAGAAAAGAGAATGTAAACGCGACCATACAAATAAATGCTGATCCTTCATACAGTTTTTTAAAAAAGTTAGAACGTTTGATTTGCTTTTGGAGTTTTAAAAACGCTTCTAAATCAAGGATAGGCGTGTGTTCGATGATTTGAATAGATCTTTTCATGATGAATACTCTGAGTAAGTTTTAGCAAACCTACCGCCATTACTTTCCTAGGGTAATGGTGGCAGACCGACAGAGCTAGGAAAACCGTACTCAGAGAACGGCCAGCGCGAAGCTGCCCTGCCGATCTACCATAACAAAGTATAGCTGATCTGACATTTT